CTCGGCTAATATAATCCCGTCTGAAAAACTCTGACTAATTATATTATAGGCTGGTATAATAAAATGCTAGATACTAAGTCATATTGTACCTCAAGGCTATTAATACGGTTATAGTATTAAGCTCCTTGGGAGTGACTATTGTTGTGTGTGTAATCTAAGTTAAAATTGGTATGGTATTGTGTGAAAATAAAAATATCAGTATTAAAATAAATAAATGTTTATAGTGGTGCGAAACTTGCGTCGCTGCCATAAAGTCCAAGTTGAAAATCCTTGCTAAATGTTTTGTAGACAACTATTTCTACGTCTGAAGCTACTGTTGAAACAGAGCGTAAAGGATTTTGAACAAAGACTTTTAAAATTCCTGTTGACATAGAGTCATCGATGGTATCTCCAAGTTGTGGTGTTCTGTGATATGGTCTATTGCTAAGATATGGTAATTCGATAGCCATAGTTCCTCTGCCTTTTGACAAGTCATATGATGCAAAATAGGTTTGAGTTGCATCTACATATGAAAAATCTTCAAAAACAGTATTAAATGTAAATATCAATTGACCACGATGTTGTTCTGTTGCTATGATATCAAAGATATAAGTTGTTCCTCCTGTCCAGTATGTAAATAAGCTTGGCAAGTTTCCATGTAAGTTTGGTGCATTAGTTGGTATATTTGGTCCTGAAAATAATGTTACTAGATTTGTTCCAGTTGCCATGTTTGCTCCCCATGTTACAGATCTATCATATGATTTAGTATTTATTAATAGATTGCTAATTGATGTTTCATGAGTGGCAGTTCCAAAGCAGTGTTTATCTGGAAGTGAAAGACCATTATGATTTGTTGTATAAAGTCTTTCAATATATTGTACATTATCTGTTGCTATTTGAAATGGTATTTTACGTGGTTGTATTGGATATGGTTGATAAGTAATTTGATGTGCATCTAATAAAGATCCAATTTCTGATACAGCTTCTGCAATTGGTACTGTTGTTTCTAAAGCTCGATCAATGAATTCTAAAATTCCTGATTCAGCGAAGGTAGTTACTAAACCTGTAGCTGCAACCGATATTGGATCTATCTTTCTATCTTCTGGATTTACATAAATTCCACCGTTTCCTAAATAAATTCCACAATGAAAATCATCACCTACTGCTACATACATTTCTATAATTGCTTTTTCAACAACAGAATTTGAATAATTGTATAAAATAAGTTCTAAATATTGGTATGGTTTATTGAGAGCACCCGAGAAATAATCTACAAAGGCACTTTTAGTCCAGGGTACATTAATCAAAGCTGGAGTATCATAATCAAACCAGTGAATTCCATTTGTTGTTCCAATAGTTGGACTTGCATTATTTGGAATAATTAGTCCAACTGATCCTGAAACTCCTGGTGTTCTAAGAATAAACCTAACATTTATACTTCCTCTCCAAATTGCGTATTGTTTTGAAACTAGATGAGCAGCTACTCTAACTAATGCATCTAAGTCATATGTGATATGTAATTCGCCTTTTTCTCCTACTGTAACTTGTCCTCGCGATACTAAACGATAGCGTTTTCCTAATTGAACTAAATCATCAGGAGCATCTTGGAAGTGTGGTACTCTTACTTTTCCCAACGTTCCCTGACCTGCACAAAGAGTTACTTTATCCATCTCACTAAGAGGTGAATTTATATCACATAATGTAATAGCATGTTGTGTTCCGGATTCTGGTATTGTTCTAACTATCATTGCTGGTGGATCTAATTTCTTTGAATGGTAAAATGCACTATCTACTATTGTCGGTAATTTAAAATGACTTCCTATTATTGATGTATATAATGTCATTGTTACTGATGACGGATTATTTGCACCTGTTCTCAAAGGTGAAATAACAAATATATGGAATGTTCCTAATGTATCTTTTGCAACATCAAGATATCCTAAAGGGAATCTAAAGGATATATTGAATTCTATCGACTCATCTTGCGATGCTTTCTGAATTAAAGCACCCATATTAATCATGCGCTTCCAATCTGGAGTATAGCCTAAAGGTGTAAACCCTAGACCTAAACTTCCTGCATAGAAGGGAGATGATTTCAAGACGAGCTTCATTATAATTGTTTCACATTTCCAAAAATTTGTTACATCAAATGGTGTTTTCTGAGCTGGTGTTACTAATATATCTTTTGGTATTTCTAGTGTTGTTAAAAAGGTTCCTATTGTTTGTGTAGTTTGCCAATCAACATCTTTAACATATGTAAATTTCTGTTCGATCTTTGTTAAATCCCAGTCTACATCATTAAGATAAGCAGCCGCTCTATCGTTTTTAGATGAGACTTTAGATTTTCCTACAGTCATTGAAAGATGTGCTTGAGTTGTTGAATCCTGAATTGTAGCTCCTACATTTTCTTTTTCTGATTTCTGTGGATCTCCCATATCTTCATTGTTAATTTGTGAAGGCGGAGATGTTGATGTTTCATCTGATGTTGTTGCTTTAATTGAATTATCCTCTAATTTAGCTTTGTCGAGAGGTGCGACACCTGATTCAAAATATGTTGTTATTGCGTTCATGTTGTGATCAAAATCCATTTGGACTGAGGTGTTTTGCCTTATATGATGTGGTCTCACGTCAGTTATGAATGGATCAATTTGTAGTTCCCTTGTTGCATAATCTGCATTGGATCCTGGAAATTTGAAAAATTTATTCCAGATTATGCTTAATTCTGCATATGATGGTAGTTGAAGTCTAGGCTCTACTAAAAGGACTTCACTCCTAATATAATTATAATATTGTTTTCCATAAAAGAATATACCTCTTAATGAACAAATCACATTATCTTGAGTCGCTTTTAAAGGATCTTGATTGTATTTAGACAATCTAATCCAGTACATCGATTCAATCAATGATTCTTTTTCAGGTTGTGGAATGAAAAAGCCATTTGCATTTGCTGTAGTATTCTTAAGAAAAAGCAATTTATCATATAAACTAAATTTTGGAATAACATGGGATTTGGATGCTGATGTTACGAGCATACCATGTGACAACATCCAGCTGGATACTGTCTCACCATTGTATTCTTCTAATACACGGTCATCGACTGTTGTAAAGGTATCATCACCGCCCCTTATGCCTCGTGTGTATTCTTTATAATGTCTGATTTCACATAACATTGGTCTTCGTTCTTTCATTATGTCTATCCATGCTGCTCTATGCAACATTTCATTTATAACACAATTTAAGAGATATGTTAATAGACATCCAGACATCATAGTTCCATTGGTTCGAAAAACCATACTGTCGGTGACACAATATGGTGATGACATAAGTTCTAGGAGTGTCAACTTCTCCTTTCTTGATACTTGCATTCCTGTTAATAATATTTTAGTTCCATAATAGAGCATAGAATGAGTAATTGTTTTATCCCAAAAAGTAAAGTCAAAATCAAAGCCTTTACATCCTACAGATAACATGTGTATTGATAAGTCATGCCAATCCAGTGACAATCTATCGAGTTTTGGTACACAAAATGTATCTTGTAGTTTTGCATGATAATATTGCATTAACGTGGTATAAAAAAATGTTCTCATTACTAGTAAATGTACTATGTTTCCACATGAAAATACTCTAGTTTTTGGTTCTTGATAAATTTTCTTAAGTTTTAATCGTTCATCTTTGTATGACAAAGTGAAAGGAAGGAAAGGTATAGTTCCTTCTGATATTAATTTCATAGCATGATTATAGTCATCTACTAATCGTTGTCTTGGGATTAAAACTCCATCTACATCATCAATTAAATCTTTCCTTTGTATACCAGCTTGTATATAAGGATATCCAGTTGATGCTGTCATATCAATTCGAGTATTTCCTTCTATTTCTGGAATTCCGTTTAATGCTTCATGTAAGGTTAATCTTTTACTTGAAACTAATGATTTCTTTTCAATCTTTCTATAATCATCTACCAAGCTTTTATAAGCCAATTTTAATGCAGCTGCATTTAATTGGTTATCTTGTTCTACATAGCCAGCATACATTTGTTTCTTAAATGCATCTCTGGTTTTAAAAGCTTCTGGTAAACGTGAATCATAGCATGACAGAGCAGCAGGCTCTGTAATATGTGAGTGTAAGAAATCATAAACTAATGATGGCCTTAAATCTGTTTGAATTGGTTGATATATTGATTTACATGTTCCTTGATATTGTAAAGTAGTTCTTTCAGGTAAAAATGGTATTCCATTTTCTGGCAATGTTTTAACGTTAAAAGGTTCTTCTGGAACTATGACTTCGCGCATAGCATTTTCAAGAGCTGTTCTTGTCACATAATGAAAATATGCTTGCGTTCCACCTAGTCCTCCACGAGCTACATGTATTCCAAGAATTTCACGATCTCCATACATTTGTCTGACAATGCTTCCACATGATGATGATCTAGGATCATATGATGCTTCCGCAAAAACATGATAAACTTTAGTATTTCCATCTTCTGTTCTAAATGTTCTCATTCTCTCACCTGTAACATCTCCTGAATAAAAGCTAAATTCTCCTCTATAACTTCCATCAAGATTGAATGGTAAAAAATCAATCTTTTCTACTCTTCTAGACAGGAGTGATTGTGTTCCATCCCAAAAATACTTTACTATTGATTTCTCAGCCGAAAAATCACGTTTATCAAGTTTATACAAACAAACATCTTCCCTAAAAGGTATATTCAAAATATCTTGATCTACATTTCCTTTCATTAATACTAAATTCTTGATGTCAAATATTATTGTCTTGAAGATTGTCCATGTACTTTTGACAAGCTGTAATTGTCTTCCATTTTCAAAATAAGAACCTGTTGTTAAATCTAGGAAAAAATGACGAGGAGCTAAAATGTAGTGTCCTCCTACAAAAATAACATTGACTAATACTGATGTTGTCATATCCTTAATTGCACCTGTTGCTCTTTTCAAAAGATGTATCTTATCATCGGTTTCTCCTGCCTCCATAACTGTTTGAATGTTCTTAGTTTTAGCAGTACGAGTACCTCCTGATTCATCATTTGTATCTGTTGTAAATGTTTTAAAGATAAGTAAAGATGTTCCTAATGCAATTGCTCCTCCAATAATGATCTTAAATACAGACTTTACTAAATCATATATTCCTTGATAAATATGTCCATGCCAAATAAGTATAGACGAATAGTATAACTGTCTAGTAAGCTGTAACACTCCTATGGCCGCTCCTATTGGAACAGTAATGACTGCTCCATTTAAAAGAATAGATGAGATAGATTTTAATAAAAAGTCAGATGTTCCTGCTTCCTTCTGTGTTACAATTGCATCAATTTCGTCATCAGAATTTTGATTACCAATCAATTGTGCAAAAATGCCATTAAGATTGTAAGTAGAATTAGTCTGTTTCACTTCTGGTGTTTTATCATCTTTCTTTGGTTCTTCTTTTTTAGTAGTTGTATCATCTTTAAGAGGTGTTTCATCATCTTGTTTTTTAGGTGCTTTTCCTTTTTCATCTTTCTTAACTTCTGGAATAAGACAAATTGCTTCATAGTCTTTCGAAAAATCCTCAGAAAGTTGCCATAAGTCTGATTTTGTACTTGTAATTTTACAATCTGTGAGATTCTTCATTAAATCAGCCGTAAAGGCTTGATCTGTTAAATTTCTAATATCCTTCTTGACTTGTTGGAAAGTTTTTCTTTTCATACGATGTACTGTAGAAAAGATTGCCTTCATTTGAGCAAAATTTACAGCTTTTCCTTTAAGACCTTCATATCGCGTACATAAATTGACTCTAGCAATGTTCTTATCCGGGTTGTTTGGATCATACTTTTCAGTCATTGTGAAATCAATATCATATCTTCTTTCAACTGCTCCTGGATCGAGTACTTGTTGACCTATGATCTTATGGTCTGCATTTGTACATAATACAACAAGTTCAGGCTCACAAAAGCATCCTTTTATTTCAGGTCCTGTAATATTTGGTGAATTTATAGGATATGGAGCTGATGTTGCTAAAGCAATAAAATTTAAGACTTGATCTGGTTTGCCTTTGTCTTGACCTATGTCATCCATAAGTATTATTTTTGCTTTGCTCATTCCTGGCTGAAATTCACTCGCTGCATTCCATGTATGTGTCATCTTCATTAAATCATCTATAACATCCTTTGAGTCTTGTCCTACAAGTTCTTGAGCAACCAATGGTTTCCATAATGTAGATTTAAATAAGCCGGGTGGACCGCTTAAGACCAAGACTGTTGGTTCAAATTCACGTTCACAAGGTGTAGGCGGTGTTTGCATAAAATCTCCCAATGATTTTCTAAGTGAAAACCATTTGGTTGAATACATCTTGTTCGTTTCTACATGTTGATCACATTCTGCAAGTTTACTATAAAACATTTCACGATAAGGACCACTTGGTTGAGCACTATAAGCAGCTGCTATAGTTATCAATTCATGTACTGGACTTGTTTCCGTTTTCATTTCTACATTAAGCCATTCTTCTGGTTTCATTCCATAACCCATAATTGCTTTCATCATGTATTCAACACCTGTTTTTAAGTGCTTGTACAAATCGGCAATTGACTTTAATCCTAATAATAATGGCATGTATTCTTTAAAAAATACAGTTAATATTTTTGCTGATCTTGCAAAATGTTTAGGAAATAAAGAAAGTAAGTTATGTATAAAATCACAGCATCCTGCTTCGCTTTTAGTAATAACAAATCCAGTTTTGTCTTCTTTTTGTTTTAGTTCATGAGTAGAGTACAATAGACCACAAGATAAACTTTTCCTAACTTTGGTAGGTTGATCTTCCTTTGTATTAGCCCATATTCCTCTTATAATTGTTGTTAAGACACCAAAATCTTGTTCTCCGATTTTGTCAAGAGTTCTTGTTGTTCTCATGTAATCTATAAATCTTAAACGAGCTAATTCTTCATATGATTTTAAATTGTAAATAGCTTCTCCTAAATGAACTATTAATGACAATGGAGATTTCATTCTAGTATAAATTCTATATAATACGAGTGGATTAATAACATGTAAGTAATCAAAAATTACTGAGATTCCATATTTAAGTGCTTTAAATAATTCAACAGTTTTTGTAACAATAGGGTTGTCTGATACTGTTTGTTGTAAAATAGAATTTGTTGAATCAGTTATAACTTGCATGATTTTTGCTTTTTGCTTTTCAAGCATTACTTTTACGCCATTATAAGCACCAGTAACAGGAGCGGTCATAGATGATAAAGTTCCTCCCTCAGGTATTGTTTCTACTGTTGTACTTTCTGGTTTCCGCCAAGGATTTTTAGGTTTTAATGATATAATAGGTTTTTTGAAAATATCATTTTCACTAACTCCTGCCGATGGCAATTCTGGAAAGCTTTCCAATTCTACCATTTCTGCTGGTTCTTCCTTTCGTCTTCTGTTTAACTTAGCACCTGCTGCCTGTGAATATTTTAATTCTTCCTTTCCTTGCAATTCACGAAGAAAATTTCTTGCTGATAATTGTTTCTTTGCTGGTTTTGATGGTTGTTGTAATGTTAAATCTTTTGTAAATTGCAAATTCATCAATGAAACTTCATCTTTAGTCAAGAAAACATCAACTTTTCTTTGATCTACATGTTTATCATGTGATAGTGTATAAGGTGAGTTTTGATCATCATAATACATATAGGTGTGACGTTTACATTTTGGACAAATTTCATAATGACATTTACAATGTGGATTATAGCCTTTCTTATCATTCTGTGATCCGCAACTTTGACATTGCATTCCGTACTTTATCAAGGTTATCTGACAATAATCGTGATCACAATAAAACGTATAATCTTGATCTGGATATTCTTCAGGTGCTTTTAATACTCGATTAAATCCATAACCATGCGCACACTTATGATATTTAGCCCACAAGTTTACTCGGACGTTAAGCGTCATAACATTTCTTGAGTTGTGTAAACTTGCTAAGTGTAAATCTCGAGCATGGCGTTTCTTGTAAGCACGTCTTCTAGCAGCTTTCTTTACTAACATTTCTTTCCGTGCTTTCTCTCTGTCTTCTAATTCTTTAGCATAACGTTGGTTTAATGCTGCGTAGTCTTCTAACAATGCTTGCTGACTTTCTAGAGCCATGGTTTTTTGTAAGTCTCTATCACGTCTACGTTCGTTCTTAATTGCTAGATATTCGCTATTATCTCCCTTCTTAGGCAAAGGTTTCTTAGTTTCTTGATATCCTTTTGGTGTAACACAAGGTTCTTCAAAATTTGAAGGATCAAGAAATGCCTTTGCTTTTCTTTTCATATCTTCAACGTCTAGATTATCTAACATCCGTTGGTTTTGTTTAACACGAGGCTTTCTGTTCTGTTCTGCAGTGTCTGCCCCAGTGTTAATGCGTTTTGACACCGGCTTAGTTATTTTAATAGTTTTAATATTATTATTGTTATTGTTTGTTGAAAATGAATTTTCAGTTATGTTATTTAAAGACATGGTTAATTTGTCCTCGGGTTCCTAAAGCATCATGGCAAAAGGAGCTCCCAAGGTGGACATACGGTTTTGAAGGAGAACTGTATGCAAACTCTGGAGTGACTAATTGTAGTAAGTCAATTTTAAAAGAATGAAGCTGTCATTACAGGGTCGTATTATTAACGTCTAATACTAGGACGAAATGTTTTTAAAGATTCATATAAACTTAATATTATTTACATCTAATATTGGGATGATATATTTTGATAAATATATAAAACTAGCTAATTGGGTTGTATAGTTTAAATTGATTGAGCACAAGGACAGTGTTGTTTTTGCAACAACTGAGTCATGCTGATTGGATAAATATGGATGGAGGGGGTAAACCCT